TTGATCCTTTGTTCCAGGCTATAATACCCTGTTGCATCCATTTTGGTAAGTTCTCGTATGCAGTTTGCAATCTTCCTAGAAGTTCTCTAGCAGTCGCTGCCTTGTTAGCAAGGATACCAATGTTTACACTATCGTTAAAGACTGCGTAGTGAAGAAGATAAGATACCACAGTAGTAGACTTACCAGTCTGTCGTGGCATCTTACAGATATTAAATCTGTTTTCATGGAAGTTATTAATTAACTTTTCTTGAAAGTCATATGGATGGAACTGAGTAAGTCCTTCATCTAGAGAGACAATTTTAATATATTTGTTAGCGAAGTAAACTGGATCTGATTTACATTTGAGGAACTCAATTACTTGTTCTTCTGTAAATTCAATCGCTGTATTCGCTTTTTTTAGATTAGGATTACCAAGATATACTTCACTCATAAAATCACATATTTGCTATAGAATTTAATACTTCTTGTTGTTTAAAATAGAGTTTTAAATAAGATTTTGCAAACTCTCTCGCGTCAGTTAAAGTCATCTTATCAATGACTCTAGCTTGACGTTCGTACTCAAGTGCTTTCGACAAGTTTAAAAGTTCGATGTCGTCTTGCATAATTAACTTCTTGTAGAAACAATAATTGGTTTACCTGGATCTGTGGGGCTGGGGAAGTAGTAACTCACCATTCCACCTGGATAAATCTTTTCTACTTCATTTCTAACTTCATCACGGGAAGGTCTTGCCGTGCCTTGGAAGAAAAGTTGCAAGCGATGGGACTTACCTCTCCATAATACTATTATAGTGTAAACGTTACCATATTCCTGTATCCTTTGATAGTCTTCAGTGTTCAGATGATGGACTTCTTCTTTTTTAGTCTTACTCTTATTACCCCAGTTCTTTGCGCCAACTTTACGGCACTTAACTAAAGCACCTGATGCATATGCAGAAGGCCATACGGAATAGCGAGACTTGACTTTGTGATAACAAGCGTCTTTCTCTCCTTCCTGAATATTTTCTTCATTAGTCATATAATCTGCAACTGTATCAATATCATCTGCAGATCTTGTTAGTTTTGACTGAACCCATGCTTTGAGTTCACCCTCCCCAGTTTCGCCCATCTTTTTCTCAAGACGAGAAACTGCATTTTTAATCGTTGCCAGTTGACGACGTGCCATTTCATACTCATGATCTCCGTCACCTTCGAAGATTTCAGTTCTCCAATCAGAATGAGTTTCTTCTTTAGGAACACAATTTGGAACCATTTTACCGCCTTTCTTTTTCATACCAACTTGTTTATGAGTATCCCAACACTTCTCATCTATTGTTTCTTCTTCTTTTACACAGTTTGGATATCTCTTACCAAACATTGTCTTCATACCTTTTTTCTTATATCCTTTCCAACATTTCTCGCCAAGCATCTTACTACCAATACCCTGTGTTGGTTGTAATGGTTCTGTACCAATAATGTCTACTGTTTCAAATTCAAGTGCTTTGAATTCGTCTCTCCAGTTTGAAAAATCGTATGAATCGGTTACCATTTTTGCTTTTCCTTTTCTGTTGGGATTCGGATCTTCTCTGCGTTTTTTAGAAGCTCTTCGGTTTCTTTCGTCTTTACTCATTGAAGCACGATCATCTGCATCACGGCAAAATGGTTTAGTTTTTTGTCCTGGTTGTTTTGCACATGGTTTTCCATCATACTTACCACCAGTCTGTTTCCATCCGCCACCCTTAAACCAATCTTTAAGAGAATAATTTTTATCCTTGGCAGATTTGCCGTCACGTTTTTCTAATATAGTACTTTCGCCCATTCCCCCGCCACCATCTCCACCACCGTTGGAGTCACCGTTTCCATTACCACCATTTCCATTTCCATTCTTCTTACCATTCTTCTTACCCTCTTCACCATTCTCATCTTCTCTTGACAAATATCCACCACGACCTACATAATAACCCATAGGCACTTTCTTACATTTGTTATCAGTGTAACACCAGTACTTCCCAGGGGGGCAAGATTTAGCTTTGGTCATATTAGGTAAGTATGTCCTCTATCTATTTAGAATCACCATTATTTTTGAGAAATTTTTGGAGATCCGCTGTAGACCCAAAGAAAACCGCATTGTTTGTAATGTTTGATGATTTAGATGATTTTCCATCGTCTTTTTCTATGTCCTTTACTTTTTTTTGAAGATCCACTAATTTATCGGCAACATCGCCGACATGTTTAATAAGTTGACCTGCAACCTCAAACGCTCTAGGAGAATCTGATTCTTGTGCAAGTTCTAGAATTCCATCAATTGCTTCTTGACCTTTTTCAATCATGGAGTAAAGATTACCCCGAGTATATTCATAATCTTTTTTGAGTTGTTCTTGAGTGGAAGTAACGACTTTAGTTACCTCTGGTTCTCTTTTGGCAATTTTTTCAGACTTGACCTCTGTGGGTGTAATATCCAAAGCATCATCTATTTCGTCGTACTTCATGCGTCCACGTCAGTTTGTTTGGTTGTACTGTAGATCTTTCCATCATTAAAATTGAATGTAGATTCGTTAAATCCAAAATCATCGTCAAGATCAACCAGCTCATCATCTGCAGTATTAATCACATTCACATAATCTCCCGCTTCGTGAGTGACAGCAATAGTACCGTTCTCACCTCTATTTACCTTGATAACATCACCAGTAATTTCTCTGATGAACATTACCTCCTCACCGATTTGAATATAAGATTTAGAAACTAATTCAGTACCATACTCAACACTAAATTCTGTGACGTTTGTTGCAACATTATCAGTAATTTTAGTAGAACCATCAGAGTTGTAGTCTTTGAGAGCTCTGGGAGTTGCTACATAACGAAGTTCTCTGGAAGCACCTCTCCTATCTGTATTGGTATAATAATCTACCTGTACTTTCTTAATAATATTATCATTACCAGTATCGACTGGACCAAATAGATATGTTTTCGCAGTGAAGTCTAATGTGTATACCAGAGATCTCCTAGTGGTAAAATCTCCCTCATAATCATCATCCATCTGAATACTATTAAGAACCATTGGAATATCTCTGGTCTCGCCTATTTGTTCTACTAGGTTGATTGTCAAATTGAAGTGGGGTTGAAAATATGGTAATATTTGTTCTACTATCTGTAGTGCATCTTCATTCAGTTTTGTCATAATTGACAATCTGATATTTACATTATATGGAACAGGCATAAAAGCCTTAGTAATTTTTTTATTATTCTGATCTACAACCTTAAAAGTTTGCATGGTTGAAGATTTTCTGGTTGGATCATATGAGATACCTACCATCTCAAAAGCCATTCTTGGTAAAGTTATTGCAACTTCTTTTTGAAGATTCGGAGATTGCTCAATCCTTGCCAAAAATTTCTGCATAGGTCCATATGCAATAGGGACCTTTAATTGACTAAATCCGTTTCCAGATTTATCTTTATGTTTAATTTCAATATCATTGAATAATGTACCGAAAGCAATTACTGTCTTTCTCAGTATTTCGTGATAAAAATAAGTCCCAAACATTAGAATTCTCCAAATGGATTAATCTGACTAAAGTCAATGATTTTGTCTGCCTCTGATTCAATATCTATGTTATCTGCGAATTCATCCAAGAACTCATTGGTATTGACAGTGGAAACTTTATAACTCGCACCCACACCAACAACAGACTCTCCATTTTGGAATGTTCCATTAACTGTAGCGAGTTTGAGGATACGATCATCAGCATCCCACTCTCTTACATACCCAGTTGCACCAGAACGTTGCCCAGTAACTACTTCGTTATATTCATAATCACCAAATGTATCTGATGTTGGTGAGGTGAAAGTAACTTGTGGAGTAAAGGTATATCCTGCACCAGCGTTTGAGTAAAGAACCTGAGACACTTGTCCATTTGCATTGCGGACTACCTCCGACTTTGCGTTATTAATTTCAGAACTGACACCAACAGATTCTGCAACAAATATTGGTTCAATGAATACTTGCGGGTCAGTGGTATAACCTACACCACCACTACTAATTGCAACAACTGGTAGAACTCCTGTATTCATCACCGCAGTAGCAATACCACCAGACCCGTTTGAACTAATAAATTCAACAGTTGGCAATTCCGTATAACCATAACCAGGATTTGTTATAAGTATTCGGTCGATACCCCTCTTATTATTTACAGTTCTAGAAGTCATGATTGCAACTGCAGTTGCAGGAGTTCCATTAACTGGATTGGAGAAAGTTACTGTTGGTGCTATTGTATATCCAATACCGGTTGTATCATTATTCTGATCATCGAAAGTAATACTAGAAATACCACCAGCAGATATAGATACAGTCGCAACAGCCTGTTCACCTTTTTCAAAACTATCTAAGTAAATTCTAGAACCTACAGTTGCTCCAACTCCATTATAAACTGATGCTGTATCATATATTTCAAAATGATCAAAGTACTGGATACCACCAGTAGTCGATCCAAGTGATACTACATTATCATCAATAAACTTTTGATTTTCATAATTAGTTCCAGAAAGATCGTTATAAAACTGTCTAACTCTAGCACTTCCCAGAGGATCATTCCACATAGAGAAGATAGTTCCGTCCCAACTAAACTCAAGTTTATTCCACCCACTAGTAAATGATAATGATTCATCTGAAATAGCAGTGTCAAACTGTGCATTATCTGTTCTTCTTATTTCAACACTAATTGTACTATCTGCAGTCCAGTTAAGATTTACGAAGTTTGATTTATAAAGATATCCACTTGTTGGAGTGGATCCCGTGTAGTAATAATAGAATATTACAGTTCCTACAGATTTTTGTCCTGTTATTCCGCGAGTCGTATCTAATTGCCACTCTCTATCATCAATCTTAAGAGAATAATTACTTTCAATTACATTGATAGGATAGTCAAGTACATATTCATTTGGAACTGTTGGTGTTGTAGAAATTGCAACTGTTGCAACACCGATATATTGTGTTCCGGGATTGGTAATATTAAAACTTTGAATACTACCATCAACACCAAGAATTGCAGTAGCTGTAGCAGTTACACCGATACCAAAGAAAGGTTTTTGTATCTTAACTGTAGGTGCAGTTACATATGCACCGTCATGAATTAGATCTAAGTATTGTAGAGACTTGTAAGTAGTATCGGTAACAATTCCTGAAACAGACGCCACCGCAGTTGTGGCAGCAGTTCCTACAAGATTTAAAGTTAGAATATTGCCAAACTGAGATACAGTTTCATTGACATTAGATCCTTCCGAATCTACTTGTGCAACATCAATAATCTCATCTTCAAATTCAAATCTCTCACACAAGAGTTCATAAACATATAAATTTCTGAGTTGATAGAAAGGTTTCTTACCTTCTACAAATTTAATTTCAAAAAGTGCTCCCTCTAAAGGAAAGAAGATCAGGTCGCCCTCATTAGGTCTTTTAGCCTTCTTTCTCTCTCCAGCTGGGAATTGATCGATGATTGGTTGAACGAAATCATCATATCGTTCTTTTGATATAACAAGAGTTAGTTCATCTGTATTTCTAACACCAAACTTTGTAAGGAGTTCTGCACTTGCTCCAGCAAATCCCTCATAGTTCATCAAATATGCTTCAATTCTGAAACTATCGTCAAACTTTGCAGCAGTATTTTCTCTTATAACAGTATTTTCCCCAATAATTTTTCTTGGTAAGTACAAAACGTCCTCACCATACATTTTTAATTGTTCATTAACCAAGTCCTGAATGAGTCTTTGCTCACCAGGTGATCCTTGAAGAAAATAAGAATTTAGTGGAGACATATCAGCCTATTAAATCGATTGGTGGTAACTCGTATTCATTCTTGAGTTGTTCTTCCAGTTTTTCTATTTCTGCAAGACCATCTTCATAAATTTGCCTTCCGTTGAGTTGAACTCCACCTGGAAGAGTAACTCCCTGGAACTTAATCATATTCATACCCCACTGTTTCTTAATCAGTGCAGTAAGATATCTCTTTAACCAGAAATCATTGTAAACTTTACTAGCCTCAGCAGGATTCACAATCCTATAACAATCAATAATTATATATTCATTTTTACCAACTTCACTCCAATCAATATCCAGATACAATTTATGATTAGTTTTATTAAACCTAATCATTGCCTGTGGATTTAACAAGTGATCTAGATCTTCAAGATACCTCTTGACCATTGAATAATTCAATAAATCTAGAGCGCCATAATAGTAAACATCATTTAAAAATAATTGATATTTAACATTGAACAATCCGTCAGATATAGTATTAGAATTTAATTTTAATATTGAGTTAACGCCAATAATAGAATCTGGTAGGGGTAGATAATTTACACCTTCAACATATTCTGCAGAGGTTAATCCAGCACCAACAACAGTTGCAGACTGGGTTGTAGAAATACCAGTTTGAATAATTGTCTCTTTTTCTGTTGGTGTTAATTTATGTTTTAGGTACACCCGTTCAATACCATCATAGTGACGCTCATGAAAGTATTGGATCGCATCATCAATTAAATTGTCAACTTGATCGTCATCTACGTTTACTTCTAAGACTGGCTTACCTAGTTGTTTGAGGCAGTATT